AGAGGAGAAAGAGGAATTCGAGAGACAAGTTAAACGTAAACTAACGTCTAGCTCTAACGCGTCGAACTTTATTATTAGCTTTAACGACCAAGAGGTCGCTATAGAGGTAACGCCGTTTCCTGTTAATGCTAATGTGCATAAGCAATGGGAAACGCTAACGACTGAGGCGAAAAATCAAATAATGACAGCGCACAAAGTAATTAGTCCGTCGTTAGTAGGTTTATCGTCTGCAAGCGGATTTAGCTCAGTAGCCGACGAGATGGACATGAGCGAGCGCCAAACTATAAAGAGAGTTATAAAGCCAAAGCAGGATTTTATACTTGATGCAATAGAGGAGGTTTTAATAAACTACGGGATTAACCTAGATTTATACTTTGCTCCATTGACTGAGGAAGTTGTAGAGGTAAAAGAGGAAACCGCAGAGTTAAGCTCTCACGTTTGTATGAGTGAGGACATCGAGCTGTTTGCGATACTAGAAAAATACGCTCTTGACGCTCCAGAGGGATACGAATTAACAGACGGCAAAGAGTACGACGTTAAAATGTCTGCAAATCAAACAAGCGAGCAGGATACAAAGCTATGGAAAACTCGCTACGCCTTTACTAAAGGAACTAGCAAAACCCCAAAAGGGCAATCTAGGTCTTTCTGTAATAAAATGGTTTCACTATCGGACGCAGGCAAAGTTTACCGCAAAGAGGACATCGAGCTTATGAGTATGCAGGGAGTAAATGGAAAGTTTGCGCATAGTGGAGGTAAATACGACATCTTTCTTTATGGTGGCGGAGTTAATTGTTACCATAGGTGGGAACGTAGAGTATTTAAAAAGAAATTAAACGAGGACGGAAAGCCTAAAGGAGGCGGAGCGATGCAACAGACAACCTCTGTAAACGTAAACGAGGCAAAAAGACAAGGATATAAGCCTGTAAAAAATGCAAAAGACGTTGCAATCGCAGAAATAGACAAACCAGATAACGGCAGATACAAATAATATGGCAGATTTTCTCTTTATATCACCGACAGAAATTAAACAAACTACGATTGTAGGCGGAGGAGTTGACAATGACCGCTTTGTGTTTGTGATTTCCGACGTAATGAATACAACAATACTCCCGTTATTAGGGCAGCAACTTTACGACGTAATACTAGCAGGCGCAACGGCTAATAATTTAACAGGATTATACCTTGAATTATACACTAAATATGTGCAACCGATAACCAAATTTCAAACAGTTGCAAACTTTGTGCTAATTAGTAACTATATGGTAGCTAACGGAGGCAGCGTTTCGCATACCGCAGACAATGCTCAATTAATGAGCGCGGAGGAGTTGACTAGGTTATCGAATACTTATGCAGGCATGGCAGATACGTTTATAGATAGGTTTAACGACTGGATAGTATTAAACCATATTACAGAGTATAAAACAACGCAGGACGGCGTAGACGCATCGACGCACGTATCAAATCGCAGCGGTTGGTTTTTTGGTAATCCGTCAAATAGAATGCAAAACCCATACCCACAGAGTCCAGAGGACATAATTAAGTTTTAATATATGGCGAATTGTACTATACAAAGAGGTTATACAGAGTCTTGTAAGGATTTTCAAGGCGGCATCGATAAGGTGTATCTATTTCCATACGTAAAATATGGGGTTTCGGATATTACTTTCGGAGGTGGCTCTATAGTGAACAATCCCGACGCGCAAAATATTACGAGTTTCCCAAGTACTACGATTTACGAGTATGAGGCTGTAAATATTAGCTTTACCGAAAACGCTACAATTACAAACGGCGGTATTGAATGGTCTCAAGACTTATCTTTTACATTGCCTCGTAGCTTTGAGACTTTGAACGCTTTTAAATTGATGTATCAAGACTATTGCGCTATCATATTAGACCGAAACGGTAACTATAGGCTCATAGGTCTTTGGAATGGCGGAGAGGTTACAATAAACGCAGGTACTGGAGGAGAAAAAAACGCAATGAATGGCTCGACAATATCGTTAAAAGCGAGAGAGGATAACCAAGCGTATTTTTTAAGTAATTTTAATACAGATTTTACAATATTTAACAGCGAAAGCGTTAACTTTTTAGAGTTTAATGTGAATACCGACATCATAGCAACGTCAAATACCTTTAATATTGTAACGGGAGCAGGTACTTTTTTATATGATGTAACAACAGACGAGGGATATAACGCTACGGGGTTAACAGGAAACCATACAATCACGTTTCCAAGCGGCTCTGGTATACATAAAGTAAGTATTTCGGGAGTATTTCCTGCGTTTGATTACGAGGCAGAGGCGGATAGCGTTAAAATAATAGAGTTATCTAATTTCGGGATATACGGACAAGGCTCTACAGTTCAAGAGCTTGCTTTTAGGGGTTGCACAAATTTAACTATTAGCGCTACAGACGAGGGTAACTTTGGAAATGTAACAAATTTCGAGCAAGCCTTTGACGGCTGCGAAGCTTTAACAAGTTTCCCTTTTATAAATACAGGCAAAGGCGAGGAGTTTATTAATACTTGGCGAGATTGCTCCGTATTAACAGAGTTTCCTTTATTAGATTTTAGTAGCGGTACGGAGTTGGATAGCGCTTGGCAAAGCTGCGTATTATTAAAGTCATTTCCTGCTCATGCTTTTGATAATTGCACAGCAACAAATTTCACAGAGGCGTTTAGAGATACGGCTTTAAATACGCAATCAATAGACGGCATACTTGAGAGTATAGATTTCGCAGGGCAGATAAACGGAACGTTTACACAAACGGGAGGGCAAGCGCCTAGCTCTGTAGGTCTAGCAGCAAAAGCAAGCCTAGAGGCTAAAGGGTGGAGTATAACAGTAACAACTTAATAAATATATAAAAAATGAAAATTTACGTCGATTCAGTAACAAAGGAGCTAGTAATATTAAACGGCATCGAATACAGATACCCAGCATATTGCGAAATACAAAGACAAAAGCAAGGGGATTTTATTATTATTAAAACAACCAATAACGTGGCTGTTTTAGATAAAACTATCTTCTCGGATTTACAAGACGAGGCAGGCACAGCTTACGCAAGTTTTGCAGCTTTAAAAACGGCTTTAGATTCTTACTTTGATTCTACGCTTTAATGAGTAGGCGCAGAGTAATAATGATGTTATTCGGGAGTGGTATCCCGACTTTGCTCACGAGCTTACAAGCGCGTGCAACATATTACGAAAATGAAACTTGTACTACCGCAATTTTAGATAAAATAGAAAAAATACAATAATATGGCAAATTTACTAGAGCGTGCGAGTATCGTGTTAACACCAACCGCCTACAATAACGGAGAGGCGCTTTGCGTTAAACCAGAGGACGGGAGCGGAGATTTTCAATTTTCACGTGCTACTGAGGGAACAAGAATAAACTCACTAGGTCTAGTTGAAGTAGTTGCAAATAACCTACCGAGAATAAACTACGAGGGTTTCAGTTATGATGGTAGCGGTAATATAATTCCAGATAGTGGATGCGGAAGTTGGTTGTTTGAACCGCAGAGTACAAACCTAATACCTTATAGCGAGGATTTTAGTAATTCAGCTTGGTCTAAAATTGGCGCTAGTGTTGTAGGTGGGTTTGACTCTCCTGATGGTGGTGCAAATGCTTTTAAGTTGGTTGAGGGCACTAATACGGGTGTTCATTTTCTATTTGACTCAGCAAGTGTATTAAACGGAAGTACTAACTACAATTCTATATATGTAAAACCTAACGGGGTAAATTGGGTAAAACTTTACGATGGTGCAAAAAATGAGGGCATTTATTTTGATTTACAAAACAAAGTTATAGGTACTAAATCTGCAGGTGTATTAGACTATTCCATAGTAGAGTTGTCAGATGGTTGGCTAAGGATTGGGTTTTCGTCAGTAGCTACATCTACGTCAGTAATATTTAGAGTGTATTTAGCTCCTGCAAACAATACGCTATCCTATACAGGAGACGGCACAAGTGGTGTTTACATATTCGGCGCACAAGTAGAACAACAATCCTACGCAACATCTTACATTCCCACAGATGGAACCCAAAAAACAAGAAACCAAGACGTATGTACCAATGGAGGGAGTGTTTCAACAATAAATAGTACATCGGGTGTTTTATATGCAGAAATAGCAGCTTTGGCAGATGATGGAACTAATAGAATTATATGTATATCAGACGGAACTAATGGTAATAGAGTGCAAATATACTACTCAACGACTACTAATTCGCTTATAGGCTTAGTGGCTTCAGGAGGGTCAACAGTGGCTTCCCTAAACACGACTCTGTCAAATACTACAGATATAACAAAGGTAGCTGTGAAATACAGATTAAATGATTTTGCACTATGGGTTAATGGAGTAGAAGTTGCAGTTGATATAAGTGGTAATCCTCCGATAGGTTTGGATAGGCTAGACTTCAGGCTCGGTGTTGGTATACTTCCTTTCTACGGAAGGACAAAAACAATAGCTGTGTTTTCAGAAGTCTTAACAGACGAGGAATTAACTTTACTTACAACGATATGATGCAAATATATAAAACGAATTTTCCAACAGAACAACAAGGGAAAGACTACCTATTAAATTTAGGGGTAATTATAGAAGTAGAAAACGAAATAGTCTTTGCTAAAAATACCGCTGCGGTTGTATATATCGGTAAGGTGGTAAAGATACCAGCTACATACGATGCAGATGGTAATATTTTAACTCCAGCAGTTTTCTACTCGGGTTTTGCAATCGATGTAATGAGCAGCGACATATTAGACTTTGGAACATTTGAGGTGTTTCCAGCGGACAAGGCAGCACATAGTTTTTATGGATGGGCTAGAGATGCAGA